AAATGATTTAACGCCCCAACATAAAACATACTTTTTATCTCACGTTCCTGCTCTTCTATTTTTCTTTTAGCTACTAAGGTGTCAAAAGCTGCTGCTGTCTCTGACTTACTATATACAATTTTTTTAAAGATAGAAGGTTTGGCTTCCTCCTGAGACATCCATTCTTGCAAATCACTAATGTGTCCTGCCCACTTAGATAAAGATTGATATACTGCATCAGCTTCATCTGCTGCTTTAGCAACCTTCTTTACTACCGTAAAAGCAGTATTTGCTGCTGCTAATATAGTAAGCGGATCCACAATTAAGTAGCCTCATCCCACCCAACAGAATTATCAGCTTGATATGCTGTTTCGTTCCAAGTATAAAGTTTGCCATCATTAGGATATGTTATAGGACACTCCCACAAACAAGTGTTTTCATTTAATGTCCAACTTGCGAAAGGTCTTGGAGATATAAACGCATCTCTTGCGGAGTCATAAGTCATACCCGCTCCAGCATAATTTTTACGAAGTGGAGTGCCACCTAAACTGTGAACATTTCCTCGTGTGTTGTAACTTGTTTGTTTCCAAGTAGTATCTGACCCGTATAGTTTTTTGCAAAAAGCAATACCAAATGATTCATCTTCCTGACCACTTGAATTTAAATTATCTGCATTTCCAACAGCTATTACTCTTATAACAACATTGCTTGAATTTAACTCTGCAAAATAAGCCATTTTTTACCCCGTTATAATTATTACAATTCCTTTTGCACCATTCCCGCCAGCAGTTAAAGTAGCTCCATTTCTTCCTCCGCCACCACCGCCACCTCGATTAGCTGTTGCACTATCCCCAGCGCCACTTCCAGAAGAAGCTTGCCAACCTTTTCCACCCTGAGTTCCAGCGGCTCCTCCGGGGCGAGTTCCGTTGTCACTTCCGCCTCCGCCACCCCCACCACAACATTGGATTGCAGTTGCACCATCAACAGAGTAAACAACATCAGCGGTAAATCCTTTTCCTCCATATCCACCAAAAGCTCCACCCGGGTAATCTGCATCGCCACCAGCTTGTGAGTATCCTCCTCCCCCTCCTTGAACTGTCCAACCTGTATTATCAGATCGACCAAGACCCCCATTATTACCTTGCACAGGAGATTTGCTAGGAGTATTACCTGTTCCAGCAGTTTGTGAACCATCGGTATATCCTTCTGATCCTCCTCCAGAACCACCATTTTGGCCGTTGCCGTAACTTACACCACCTTGTGTGCCACCGCCGCCGCCGCCAGCAGCAGCAACTACACCAACTATTTCACTCGAAGCACCTGCACCTGCATGATTATTAGCTGCACTACTACCATTGCCCCCAGCCCCTACTGTAATTGTGTAAGTCTGACCAGCATTTACCGAAACTGTTCCATGATCTGAATCAACTAACAAACCGCCGCCACCACCGCCACCGCCTGAGTAGCCGCCACCTCCACCTCCTGCTGCCACTAGATAACGAATTGAAGAAACACCCGCTGGAACTGTAAAAGTACTTGAACTTGTAAAAGTAAATAATTGACCTGAGTTGTCTGCTGCTGCTGCGGCTCCTTGTGCCATTAAAAGTTGATGTATTCCTGTCATAATTTAAGTCCCTGTCACATATGCGTGTTGAGCCGAAACAAACAAAACTGATGCTATTTTGTTAGCACCTAAAGTTATTGTCGCTGTGGCTGATGCTTCTCCGACTTTGAACATAGAAGTAATGTTTGAAGAAATAGTTGCTGATGCTCCTGCACACACCACACTAAATATGTCACCAGTATCAAATGTTCCAGAGGCTGTTGGAATTACAACTGTCTGGTCAGCAGACGTTAAAAATATAAAGTTGCCTGTATCAGTTTGAGCAGCAGAAACTGTTGTATCTGCAAATGTTCTTGATCTAGGAATATCTCTTAAATTACCATCAGCATCCAATACGGTAGAAAGACTAGTTACAACCCCACCTATGTTAAGAGTTCCTGCAACACTTATTGAAGGTATTACATCTAAAGTTTTATTAGTTATAGTTGCTGTTCCAGCTTCAGATACTAAGGTAGAATTAGCCCCTTTTGGTAAAAGCATTTCATTAGTAACCCCCTCACTATGAGGTTGTGACATTATTTTTTGACCATGTGAGTTACTTCTACAGTTAAGCTGCACTGTCCCATCTGTAGAACCACCACCTTTTATTTCTACAATTTGTGTAGTAGGATCAATTACTAAATTTCCTACTTCATTATTTATTTCTCCTTCAACTGCAAGAGTAGAAGATACAGATACAGCACCTTTAACATTTAATGTTCCCTTTGCTGAAGTATTACCTTCTATATGAAAAGTACCACCAACTGAGGCATTTCCAACAACACCTAAATTACCCGTGCTATTAGCAGTGGCAAGTGTAAATGTTCCACCTACAGAAGCTGCACCTCCTACGTCTAATGTAGTTAACACAACCATTGAGCTTGCACTGTCTAACGCAGAAGTAACCGCTGATCCGTCTGTATAGACTATAGTTGATCTTCCTGCACCAACTGTTGCTATATTAAAAGTGTTTGTTCCATTTGCTGTTCCATTTCTAACTGAAACATCAACGGATAAATTATTATCTATAAGATAACTTTTCTCGACTGTAGGTAATAATAAAATTTGCCCTGCTGTCCCTGTTCCTGTTAAATTTAAACGATAATTTCTTCCTTGTTGTAAAGCATTACTGTCAGCAAGAGTTATTGCTACAGTTGCTGTCGCTGAAAAAGCCACATCCGTTGTTCTTGCAATAGCCTCTTCAATAGCAGAAAGATTATTATTAGTTATAGTTCCCCATGCGCCAGAGTTTTCCCCTGTTGCCATGAGTTGAATTTTTAAATCTGGTGACGCTGACGAAGCCATAATGTTCTCCTATGCTGCTTCTATTATATTCCAATTAGGGGTTTGATCTGTATCTATTTGCCCCCACACTAATACTGTTCCTATCTGCCCAGTAGCAGAAAATCCTGAAACTTGTAAAGGTATTTCTATACTACCTAAATTTGCTGCGCCGCTAACCCCCGTTACATTTATATTAACCGTAGTTGCAAAAGTAGGAGTTCCTATACCCCCTACTGCTCCTACTCCAGTAACTGATACAGCTTTACCTACTACTACTAAAACAGAACCAAGACCCGCAGTTGCTCCAACACCATCTACGCCTATATCTAATTGAGGTGCGCCCCAACCATTTCTTGCCCACGGCCCAGTACTCCACCCTTCGTAGATAGCACTTGTGGGCATTTTACGCTATTCTAATAATCGCTGCCGCACTAGTTGCCGCAGGAAATACTATTGTAAAATCACCCGATGTTGCCGATTTTGATCCCCCAAAATCTAACACTGCTACTGCTGCATTAGTTAAAGTAGTTCCAGCATTATTAGATGTAAACGGAGTGCTATTGTAAATCAACGCCCCATCTGCCGCTAAAGTAACATTTAAAAATGTTAAATCAGAAAAATCTACAAAACCTGATGTAGAGCCTGATGTTACTCCAACCACTGTTAACGCAGAACCTGCGGTAGTATAATTAGTTCCCACACATTCGCCCGCTGTAACAAACCCAGTTGTAGAAGCATTTAATGTTGCCCCAGATGAATACAAAGCAAGTTTAAACGTACTAGCCGCACTTGAACCTGTTGGATGAAAATTGTGCATACTTAACATTACTTCTTGTTTAAATGAAGTACACATTGCTTGTGTAATTGCCA